TTATTTAATAATTTCATCATCTTTCGTGTCGCTGTCCATAACACCATGTGGACGCGAGTCCACAATACTACCTGGACGCGAGTCCACAACCATATTGTTCAGTTTTCGCCCCTGGACCCGCAGGTATTCACCCGCCAGATGCTGATAGATTCCGGTTGTAGCCGGTGACGAATGACCCATGATCGACTGCAGCGCCGACAGGTCATATCCAGCCACCGTTGCCACCGTGCCGAACGAATGACGTAGCAAGTGATGGTAGAGATGCTTTTCGATGCCAGCCTTCTTTGCGGCCCTCAGCAACGCCTTCCTGATGGTCAGATACGGCTTTTTCGTGGTCGGGTTGACTGTCAGCCAGCCCTTGACTTTCTTCCTCGTGATGAGCTCGGCCATCAGCCGGTCGGTGGTGATCGGCACGATCCGTTCCTTACTACCCTTACCGGCAACAAAAATCACACCGGTCTCGAATTCCACCTGTTCCCGGGTGAGCTGCATCGCCTCGTTGCGACGGAGCCCGGCATCGGCCATCAGCAGATAGATCAGCCGGTATTTCGGTTCAAGGGCATCAAGGATGTCCGTCAGCTGTTGCGGTATAAGCGGCCTCGGCTTCGGCGGTTTGGTCATCTTAGCCGGGAACTTGGGCAGGGAGAATGGTATCGGATCACAGAGGTCGTTCTCTGCCGCCCAGGTCAACATGCTGCTCAGATAACTCAGCTCTTTGTTCACAGTGCGAGGTTTGACTCCCTGTTTTATTCTTTCCTGCTTATACCCCTCGACCAGCTGCCTAGTCAGGACCTTCGGCTGCAGCCTGCCAAAGCGTTCTTTCAGGTGCCGCCAGCAGTCTGTGGCATCGTCAGCAGTCCTGGCTGCTCGATTTGCCCGATAGTAGGTTATCCATGACGGCCATATGCCTGCAATCGTCCTGGCTCGATCCAGACCGACATTGACATGACGGCGCATTGCCGAGCGCTCCCACTCTTCTGCTGCCTGCCTGGTTCCCTCAAAGCTCACCCGTAATCGCTTGCCTTTGTATCCGTCAGGACGACAGTCAATGATAAAACAGCCGGGATTGTTCGGATCTTCTCTTACGCTCACAGCTGCGATCCCTGGTCGTGGGTATCCTTGGTTTGCTTTACAGACATCTGCTCTTTAAAGCCCCTCTTTTACTTTTTGTGAGAGGGGTTTTTGATCGGATCTCCGATAACATTTTCTTCAATAGAAAGTTGAAAATCGGGACAAATGGTGAAAAGTTTTTCGTCTTTTCTGTTTAAAAATGTAACATCTGCCATTATAGGAGATTTGGAATAAAGCAGGTGGTTTATAAGTTTGACTGCAAAAGTCAGTCGTTGACCTTCTTGCAATTGTTGTGGTGGAACCTTAGCCACTGGAAAATCCTGTTTTCTTCCTTCTTGCCCAACAGAAAAAACCATTTTATCAATGCCTTTTTCTGAGTCTCCTTTTTCTATAAGCACACGCAAAAATACCGCAAAAGAAAATGGGCGTGGCCAAGTATCTTTGTGGTCTGGCGTTATGCTGAAAATTATTTTGTCATCATAAACGCCCATGAGGGAAATTTTGTTTCCTTCTTCATTTCGGATATCGTCACAGAAAATCGAATTAATTATTTTCATAGTTTCACCTATCACAGGTCAATTGAGGACTATTTATGATCTGCTCGCTATGGAAATCTCGGTCCGTGGATGAATGAAGATTGATTGTCACGTTTCTAATGCTGTTGTCATTGAATGTGTAAGACATCCCTGAAAACGGCGACTTTTCCTCAGCTTTAATCTTGAGTGGATCCATGTACGTAGAGTTGTTAGCAATGAATGTATAAGCAGTTGATATGTAAATTTTTTGCGCTGATTGGAATTCAAAATTTTGTTCCGCAACCTCCAACAGCCAAGGGAAACATCTAATTAATTTAAGCAGAGAAACACCTGCCGCTGAAGGTTTTCCAGTGTTTTTCCACTTGGCAAGAGTTCTTTGAGGAAGTTCCAAAACTCTTTCCATTGATGAAAGATTAAAGCCGTTCTCAATAAAATCATTCAGGATATTAACGACAGCTCTGGCTTTGAGTTCATCAACGGTTGACTGGATTATCCCGTCGTTTTTTTCTTCAAAATCTCCTGGGGTTTCACATGTATTGCAGAAATTTTCAAAGAGAAGAATTTCTTTGGAACCGCCATAGCTCTCCGATAATATTTCGTAATGTTCAGAAAAGCTAATATCTGTTGATCCACAAACTGGACAATGTGTTTTTTGGCTCATAGTTTTTATTCCTCTGGCTGTCCAATAAGGTTTTGGAATTTATCTGCCAAGGTCGGGTTGCTTCCTTTTGTGGGTGGGTGAAAAGATTTAATTAACCAATTCCCTAACATTTTGTTTTCTATAATTGCAATGTATCCTGGCAAATGTAAGGTTTTAAACTTGAACGAATAAACAAAAAGAGGGTGGTGGTCGGTAAAATTTTTCTTCCATACCTTTTTTTTATCAAAAGATAGCTGCTCTAGTCCATTGTTGGCAATTAAATCGATCAATGCTGGCTTGGTTTGTATTTTGTAATGATACCGTGCATCAGCAAGGACATTGTTTATTGGTTTGATTTTTTCAGGAGTCTCAGAGCAGGCTAAAAGAAACTCTCTGAGTATCCTGGCGTGATCGTCGGCCATTTTATTTATCTTTTATGCTTAAAGGTACAGTTTGTCAAGTTTACTGTTACTCTGATACACACGAGCACAGTCTAGCCTTCGGTCGATGATCGGAAGGTGTCCCACTATATGTAGTGTATAAGATTGTCTGTATGCACGCTTGTAGTGGATAGATAAAACTTTCCTCCCGACAGGTTGCCCAGCGAAAAAAAATTATCTGCCGTCGTGTTTGGCCTCTCTCCAAAGAAGGTCGTTCTACTTACTGGGCGACTATCCATTTAGTAATTTTTTTGAATTCATACTCCGATACAGGAATCGAGCCGATCAGTTCACCTGTTGCTCCTGGTGGGATTGTTCCTTTGAGCCCAAAGTTTTTCATGGTGTGGTTGTTTTTATCGACGGCCTGAATCGGCACCGCCACTCTCGGGCTGGAACCGTTGTTGGTTACTGTCGCCTTGAGGCTGACCCAGACGTTGCCGGAGTCCCGCTTCATCTCGTCGGCAGTGATATTTGAAACGGTAAAGTTGCCGGCGAAACAGACTGAAAAAATGAAAACAACAACAAGGGCCAGGTTAATTGATGTAAAGTTTCTCATGTTGCTCCTGTTCAGGCTTTTGCTGATAGTTTTCCAAGAGTCTCTATCGATTTAAGGTGCCCAACCCTTGCGGCCGCTTCGAGATCGGCGCGCATCCGTTGGTGGTCTTTCATTTTTGAATAGGCAACTGCCCGCAGATATAATTCTTCTCCACCTGCGTTTTGCTTTATAGCCATGGTGCAAGCGGAAACAGCTTCTTTGAATTCGCCGTTTTTAAGGTGGTCCTTCCCCCGGGCCAGCCAGTCTGTTTTTGGAGGTTCAGGTTTTTGTTCTATTTTAGGCGAAGGTGGCAGGGGTGGAGTAGCGGCCGCCAACTCTTTATTGCAAAAACGGCAGAACAGCGCATCCATCTTGATTTTTTCGGCACAGTATGGACAATTTTTCGATCTGTCCGGTTCGCTTTGCCGAGGTTGTTCCACAATCACCAGGGATCCGGATTTCCTGGTCACCAGAAAAACGATTGCAGCCGGTACCGCAACCGCTATCCACAACAGGAAATACAAACCGAAGCCAAGAGTGGCGCCAATGGCATAACCTGCTGTTTCAAATTCGTTGTCTGGTGGGGCAATCTCGCTGATCGAGGCCAGTCCGCCGATGCAAAGAATAGCGAAAAGCAGCGTCCAGCCGATGGCGACAATTTTGGCAAAGGTGTTCAGCCCACTCTGCTTTACTCCAGTGCTGACTATCCGGTTTGATTCACCGCTCTCCTGCGCTGCCGCCTCGATGATCCGCGATCGCATAACCAGGTATGACGGGAATCCGATAATCCATAGGAGGAGGCAGGCAAGCAGCCACATCACAGGGCCGAGGTTGAAAAAACCAGGGAGCAGTCCCTTCCTGGCGCCGATTTTTTTTGCGTCAAAATACACCCAAATACTCGACAGCAGGATTATTCCATAAATTATCATGTTGAACCTCGGCCTTTGGTTTTTTTAATGGGGCGTGGGTCTCTTACGGTATTAATTCAGGCACTTGGTATAGACATTGTCAACAAACCATTTTTTCCGGTTTGATTCCTGTGAGACCTGGTCTATTGCTCTATATGGGGTTGGTCCCCCTCTGTAGTTGCGGATAGATGTCACGATCCTGGACAACTCTGCACTGTCTCCATTTCTCATGTAGATAGTCAGGTTGAGCTGTTTGCAGTTCCGGCCATTATTTACTTTTCCCCATATGTGAAGCCCGTCACTTTTTTGATTAAAGAGGATATCAACGTTAAATCCATCGTCGTTTATCTCGATTGCCGAGCAAGGGGATGAATAAACAGAAGCAAAAAGCAAGGCGGCGAGTGCTGCGATTTTAACGGTCATGTCGTTTCTCCTGTAACGGTTTTTGTGATACAAAGTGATATGGCTTTGAATTTCAGATATTTACCTATTTACTTTTTCTGCACTTTATTCGACGGTAATCGCGGAGAAAAATAAGTTCACCCGTTGCCTTGCTCTCTTTTTTCCGGAAGCGTAGCTCCGAAAGACAACAGCATTTCCTCCAATCTTGCCATGCGACCGGCCATTTCGTCGGTTTGCCTCTCCATTTGCTTTTCCATGGCCGCCAGCTTTTCGTTCACAGACTGCATTTCCTTCTCCATGTTGACTGCTTGATGAAAGGCCCTGATGTTTGACGCCAGGGCCGACCTATAGACTGTATCCGAAGCCAGGATCTCCATGGTCATCTTGACCATCTCCGGCATGTTCCAACCCTCTCCCTGGTCGGAAGGTGGTGGTTCGGTAACTTTCGGCTTAGCCGACTTTTGATCAAGGATAATCTGGCCGCCTGGTGGAGGTTGGTATTTAAACATCGGACCTTCCCCCTTACTAAGCCAATCGTAAGCGCACCCAGTTGCTTCAGCAATTTTGAGCATATTCTCGACGCTAGGGGGTGATTTTCTCCAACGTGATAGACTCCTTTGGTCTACTCCAATCAAAACGGCTAAGTCTTTTTTCTTAATATTTTTTTGCGCAATAATTATCTGTAATCTTTCGAAAAAATTACTTACCATAGACTTTACCGTGAAAAATCATATTGACACCATTGTTAATTATCGTCTATATCATAGCCCATAAAGGGACATGAAATAACATATCTGTTAAAACTAAATGGTCTTAAGGTAACAGACATAGCTAATTCGCTTGGCTTAAGACAACCTACTGTTACTCAAGTCATCTACGGGAAGAAAAAGTCACGTAGAGTTCAGGAGGCCATATCTACAGCCACCAGCAAGCCAATATCAGAACTCTGGCCCGACCAACAATCAACCACCCAGGAGGCCGCATGACCGACAGCGCAACCGCAAGACCGGATGAGCATTCCGGCGAGTCGAACAACAAGGAATTCTCCAGGGTTGAGTTCACCATTCCTCCAGAAGGTGCGGATTTTCAAAAAACAATAGCCATGCTTGACTGGTGGGATTTTTGCGAAGAGGAAGACGTTCAACTTCTCTCTATCGATATCATGGCCCAAAATTCTACAGGCGGTTATTCGCTGATGTGCCGTGCAGATGTCCACGACTATGTCATCAGGCAAGTTGCCTCTCGCAAAGGTCATGTTTTCGAAACCTTCAAGGTGGTAGTCAGGGGGCAACGGGTCCAATCCGGTGCTGAGGATCCACGGCCATGATCTTGTTCGACGCCACAAATTTTGCTGCCGGAGCAGGTATGGACGACTCGCGTGGAATGGGATTCAGATCCACCCTCAATCGTTCTAAAAACCATGTTCATAGTTTTCTTTTTAATCACAGCATCTTCAGTTTTTCGTGTGATCGGACAATCATAGGAAATTTCGTAAAATCTGACTTCCGCGCTCATTTCAAACTCTCCACGCTTAGGGCTGAATAATGTCACCAATATCAGAGGTTTGGCCCAACCAAAAATCTACCACCCAGGAGGCAGCATGATCCCCAACTTACAACTGCAAGGTAGCAGAGGTGTGATCAGTAACCATCCAGAACTTACGGCAAAATTGCTCTCAGAACGTCCCAAGATTCTTGAGTTTCTGCTTAGCGGTGTCCGTGAGTTTCAAAAACAGGGCTCCGGATCCGACGAGCACATCGCCATCAGTCAAACTCTCCACGCTTAGGCCGAATAATGCTCACCTACATCACCGGCGAAATCTTCATATCTGCGATAGCCGAAGGAATGGCCAGACAGATTTTTGAAAAAGGTGAGACGGTCAAGGTCTTCTTTTTCGGGGCGAGCAAGGAAGATATCCTCGCCGCCGCCGAAGATCACTCTCATGTCATTGTTTGCTGGCGGCATTGTTTACCCCTGGATGGTCTGGATCCCGATTGTTTGATTAGAACAGTGCATCCGGTGACCATCGTTAAAGCTCCCGAGAATATTACCGAAGTTTTTGGGGATTCGACCCACATCGGTACATTTAGCGTTCCGCCGTCTCGGTTCAGCCAACCTTCCATCAATATCAGCTTGGTCAGTGGCGACGGAGAATACCGTTTGAATCAGCAAAGTTCTGAGTCGGAAAGAGCATGAGCAAAAAATCATTTAAAAAGCTTGCCAAGCGAACGCTCAACCTTCTTCAACTCTCCCAAGAGGTGAGAGCTGTCAACGTTAACGACAGTCCCGCATCTGCAGGTGAATCGCTTGTTCGCCTTGAGCCATCTAACCGTCTTAGAAGTCTTTCTTTTGCAATTCTCACACGGAATTTCAATCTCCTGGCTATCGAACATGATGCCCTCCTTGCTCTTCGAGCAGGCAAAAAAATACCCCGGCTCCTGCAGGTCGATGAAAGTCGGCTACAGGTGAAGTTGGTCGCGCTCCAGATCCTAGCAGGAGTCGGTGGTTTTGTAAACTTTTTCATTACTAAACCGTAATCCGTGGGGGAGAAAGGGTAAATGCCGAACAACGCGCCTAAAATGCAATCATGGCAGGTTTTCCATTATGCCAGGAAACACCTTTCCCGCTCGGTTCTCTACGCTATATTCGGCAAGAAAAACGCCAGGGCCGTCGACTACTGGTGCGAAAATCCCCGTCACACCGCCAAGCCAGATGGGGCGTACGATCCTATCCAGGGCGTCAGGGACCTGATCGAAGCACTCGATGACCAGGGCCATTGCGACGTAGTCCGCGCCACCTTTTCTTTTCTTTCCGCCGGCACCTCGTGCGAGATCGGCAAGGATCCCGAAGTCGTCCACCCCCTACCCACCATCAACGAGGAGATACTCGCCGACTTCCGGGCGATCGCCGAGCTGCAGCGGGCGGTCGAGTCGGGGGCGGCGGNGGAGGAGGTCGGCCGGATCCGCCTTGCCGCCATCGCCGAAATAGATCGCACCATCGCCAGATACACACGGGACTGTCTGTCATGAGGCCTTTTGTAATCATGATGCTGGTTTCCCTGTTTTTTTTTCGCCTGCGTCGCGACCTGCTACCATCACGAGATCGAGCAGTTTCAGGACGACATCCAGGCATACGGCACGCAGCGAGTTGAGGACCTGGTGCCATGAGTGAAGCTCTTCTTCAGCAGATAGTGGCCGAGCTTGCCGAAGTGAAAGGCCTGCTTGCCGCCATGGTCGCGGAACGTCAAACCGAAGCACAGTTGTCCGATGTTAAAGCAGAAATAGCCATGGTTGACGCCATGAACATTGACCCGGTTCAATACCTCAAAGACAAAGCAAAGGAACGCCGTAATGCGAAGCGCAAGGAGCAGCAAAAAGGGAAGTCCCGCCAGCAAAGCAGAGTTAAAAAGCCCTCGTCTAAATCTAAAACGGTTTCTCCTTAATTGCGCACCTCGGCGTACCCGGATCACAACCAGGTCGATGGGGAAAAAATGAGCAAGAAGGTTGAACATCTTCAAATAAGCCAATGCCCGATCCTTGTGCCGATGCTCCGAGGTTGCGAGCTGATGTTCCTCTGTAACGACGGGAAGTGGTATCGCAACCGGGAGATGGCCAAAAAGCTCAATATGCGACCATCGGCCCTGCGTGATCGTTTTGTCCGGATGCATTGGAGCCATCCGGATTTGCTTGTGCCAAACCGCTATGGATGCAACAAGGCCAAAACAAACCCCGGCAAAACAGTAAAACCAAAAGAAGTCATAGGTTTGCAAAAGAGCGACCGGCCCATGAAAAAAACTGAGGGACGGGCGGTGTCTGTATCAAATGCCGGGTTGAGCCGCCCTAAGTCGCGAAGGTTGCTCTTTTCCAAGCCCATGAACGCAAAGCGAATGGAGGGTGTATGAACACTTTTTATGCGGCGTTAACAGTCTGTTTGTTTGGTTTGATGGTGGTCGGCTTTGTGCTCACCATCCCTGTCTATGTCGAGGTAGTAGAAGCTCAATACAGCACCAGCGCTCACCACCGGGAAACCCTGGTGGCGGTTAACAGATAGTATGGCTCCTCTGCCGGCGTCATATTCAGGCCCTGTTGTATGGACCGGCAAAGCTCATCGCGTGGCCACTCCTTATCTACTCATCTCATGTTTCTCAACAGATCCTCACGCCCTTGGCCAAAGCAAGCAGGGTGGCGTGAGGATTTCTCTTTTGGAGGCCAGTAAAGTGATAAACGCACCAAGGCAAGACGAATTGTGCAGCCATTGCCGGACCATTGTCTTCAGTCCGGTGGAGGTAAGGATAGCCCCAGGACAACTTTGTTCCAGGTGCCAGGCAACAATAAAACGAATAATCGAAAAATCGATTGTTGATTCCTTTGCACCTGGTGAGAGGGCGGGACAATGACGGTCGCCACTTGTTCTTTGGTGTGGGTAGCAAAGCTCTTCCAGCTGTTTCCCCCCTGCACCCCCCTTCCCAACAGCGCCCACCAGGAAACTACATCCTCCCGCAGGGGCATGGGTCCTTCCTGGCCTTTCGGCCTATGCGGGTAGAGAGCCCTCGAATCTCGAGCATGGGCAAAGTTTTAAAACAGTCGGAAAAACGGAATCTTAGGTGGTGACTGATATGAGTGCAAGTGAATGTGATAGGGGTGGTGGAGAGATCCCGTGCTGCCCGAAATGTAAAAGTCAGGATATTTGGCGAAGTGGTTTTGGCTGTGCAGGAAAACAACAATGGCGGTGCAAGACGTGTGGAAGGGTGTTTGTACGCAATCCTTACATCCGGGATGATATCCGGCTGATCGCAGATAGGTTGATTGTTTCGAATTTACCCATTCCGCAGATTGCCGAAGTTCTCTCCGGTTTCGTCTCCCGGCGTTGGCTATATGCTCGCAAAGGAGGAAAGACCAGTGGCCGATGAAATGAGTCTCGAGGAGATCCGCGAACAGGTTGCCAAGCGAGTCGCCGAAGAACAGGTTGAAAAGCCGGGGCAGGACGAAAATCTCTCGCCGCTTGCTGCAGAAAACGATCTCGATATCGGTTTTGTTCGTAAGTGCTACCTCTCCAATGAAGTAGGTGATTCCACTCTTTTCAATACGCTTCACCGGGGCAAACATATCTACAACACCATCTCGGCTTTATGGCTGACTTACCTGGGGCCGCACTGGGATATCGATCACAATAATCGCGCTCTGGCTGACATTGAAAACGTGGCGCTCTCTTATCTGCCTTTGATCGAGTCCATCCAGGATGAAATGGACAAGCTTGAAGGTGAGAAGGGTGTTGCCGGAAAATTGAAGTCTCTCAATAACAAAAAGAAGGCAGTGATCTCCCGCCTTGATCGCCTCCGATCAGCTGCCGGTCGGGCCGCAGTCCTTAAGTGTGCAGTGTCGAATAACACTCCGCTCACCGTTCATCCTGATCAACTCGATCAACACCCGCTTCTCCTTCCGGTCAAAAACGGCGTAGTCGACTTACGCACTGGGTTGCTTCGCCCTGGTCACCCGAACGACTATTTCACCATGGCCTGCCCGATTGAATACAAAGGGATAGACGAACCGGCGCCTAATTTTTTCGCCTATCTCAACACGAGCCTCGACGGTAAGACCGAAGTTATCAACTTCCTGCTCCGCGCCCTGGGCTGCTCTATCGCCGCAACCAATACCGAAAGACTGTTCGTTGTCTTGTTTGGCCTGCACGGCCAGAACGGCAAGGGCAAGCTGATGGAAATCCTGTATCACGTCCTTGGCCCGCTGTCCGGTCCTATTCAGGCGGAAATGCTGATGGCGCAAAAATTCGCAAAATCCGCCGACGGTCCATCTCCGGCGGTGATGGCGTTGAAAGGCCGGCGTCTTGCCTGGGCCTCAGAGACCGAAGAAGGATCGTCCTTTGCGGCCGGTAAATTGAAGCTCTACTCCGGTGGGGATCCGCTGGTCGGGCGAGCTCCTAATGATAAGGCCCAGACTACATTTATACCGTCACACATCTTGTTTCTGCTTTGCAACACTCTCCCGCATGCGCCGGCTCACGACTCGGCTTTCTGGGAGAGGATCAAAGTAATCGACTTCCCTTTTTCTTTTGTCCAGCGTCGGCCGCAAAAGGATAAGGAAGGGAACGAAATCGCGGTTGTGTTGGAAGAACATCAACGCCTTGCCGATCCCGATCTTCTTGTCAAACTCAAAGCAGAGGCGTCTGGAATTCTCGCCGCCCTGGTCCGTGGTTGTCTGGACTGGCAAAGGCAGGGCCTCAACCCACCCAGGAAAGTAATAGAAGATTCACTTAAATACCGGCGCAGCGAGGACGATCTGCAAGACTTCATCGAGCAGTGTTGTCATGTGGATCGAGCCGATCCAAACGTCAAGGGCGCGGCGTCCGACCTCTATAAGCGCTATCGCTCCTGGTGGGAAGAGGTCGCCACCACTAGGCCGATGAATATGAAGAAATTCGGCACGCTGATGTCGATGAAATTTAAAAAACACAAGTCGTCCACCGTCGTCTATCTCGGTGTGATGGTCGACGTAATCAAGGGGATGGCCAGTGAAAAGTAAAGTGAAAACCGTCAAACGGGACGATATCATCCCGTTCCTCTGGTTATGGTCCCGCTCGTGGAGGCCTGTGTTTGCTGGTGTTTTGGTATTGTCGGGAGGATGGGAGGATTCGCCTTTAGGCCTCATGCGCGCGCGTTTTTTTAAGAGATAAGAGAAATAGTTTTCCCACGCGCGGGCGTATATGTTCCTCCCATCCTCCCATATATAAATAAAGAAGAAGTAAAAGAAGAGGTATCTTTTTGGTATGAAAAGAAAAAATCAAAAACGAAAAACGTGGGACAATGGCCGTTTTTACTCCCCCGGATACTCCCGTTCCAGTGAAGGGGGAAAACCATGAATCTCCTTGACCTCTATCGCGACGATGTGGACGGCAGAATCGTATCGGTTTCCGGTGGCAAGGAATACCGTGGGCCGTGCCCAAAGTGCGGCGGCAACGATCGCTTCGGGGTCTGGCCTCAACAGGACAATGGCCGTGGTACCTTCTTTTGTGGCCGGGGCAAGGATGGCGGCGGCAACGGCTGCGGCATCGGCGGCGACGCCATTCAGTATCTGCGCGACGTTCGCGGCTATACCTACCAGGAAGCCTGCGACTGTCTTGGCATCGAAGCCAGAAGGGGCGGTGAATCACTGCAGTATCGCACGCCGGTACCGCCGAAACAATTCCAGGATCCCGCTTTCATTCCGCAGACGCTTAACTATCCCGAGGATGTCGTCGACGCCGGGCTCTGGCACGAACACGGAATGAAGTTCGTCGAGGCCTGCCATGCCGCCCTGTTGCGCCGCCCTGCTTCGATCGCCTACCTGATGGCCCGCGGTATCTCGATGACCTCGATCACCCGCTACAAACTCGGCTTTCATGCCGGTGAGGAACGAGACGACAAGCAGTATGAGCCTTCCTTCCGGCCCTGGCCAAGCTGGGGGCTGAAGGACGAAAAGCGCGAAAACGGCAAACACCGCATGCTGATCCTGCCGGCAGGCCTGGTCATTCCTTATGTTGTCGATGACCGCCTTCACCGCATCACCATCCGCCTGATCAAGCCGGATCCGAAGCAACCGAAAAAGAAATACCACTATGTGCGCGGCTCGATCCGCGATGTCTGGATGAGCAACCCGGAAGCTCGCGCCTTCGTCATCCAGGAAGCAGAGCTTGATTGCATTGCAGTGGCTGAAGCTGCCGGGGACCTGGTCGGTACCATTGGGCTGGGATCCACCGGAGTCAAGCCGGAGATTCGCTCGGCCGCATCGCTCACCCGGGCGATCGCCATTCTCGATGCCCTCGACTATGACGAAGCCGGAGCCAAGGCCGGCAAGTGGTGGCGAGAACAGTATCCGCAATGCAGCCGCTGGCCGGTACCGAAAGGGAAAGACGCGGGCGAGGCATTCACTGCCGGTATAAATCTGCGGACCTGGCTCCTCGCCGGGTTGCCGCCTGTTTTTCATGAGCATCCGGCGGTTGAGCCTGCCGTAAAAGAAGATATCCCCGAAGCGGTCGAAGTCGCCCCAGAGGCGAGAGTCCGCGGCAGCCAGACCGTATCAGAGACGGCTGCCGCGGCGAGGGTCGAGCAGATCCTCCAGGGAAAGAAAATCCCATCATCCAACGATGTCGAGGAACTCAAAAACCTCCTTGAGGAAGCCGGCGGTTTCTTCCGTATCTATGATCAGGGCAACGCAGTCGGCCCGGAAATCTCACCCGACTGGTCGTATGAAAATCGCCAGAAGCGGGCGCGGATCTCCGAACTCCTTCATCTTTCGGAGTCGGTCGGCGCCCTGATCGAAAACCTTGCCGACGGGCTGTATGGGCCTGGGCAAATTGCGGTGTGAAAGGGGATAAGCCATGAACGAAACTCTTTTTCCCTCGAAAATTGCGGTGCACCGCTGGCTGGAGGACAACGGCTGGAAGATCAGCCGGTCGCAGTTTTACGACCACTGCAAGGCAGGCCTGCTGCGGCCGGCGAAAAAGGAAAAAAAGTACCGGCTGAAAGATGTTGAGAAGTATGCCTCGCTGCATGTGGCCAGGGCCGAAACCGGCGAGAAAGAAAGCGATCGCGAAATCGCCATGCGGGAAGAAAAACTCGAGATAGCCCTGGAGCGCGAAAGACTCGGCCTGGAAAAAGACAGGTTCGACTTCGATGCAAAACAGTCGAAGTATATCCCACGATCCGAGTTTGAGCTGGCGATCGTCGCACGCTCGGTCGCCTTTATGGCTCACCTCAACCACTCGATCCAAGCCTCCGTCCAGGACTGGATCCACCTGGTTAAGGGGGACCAATCCCACGCCTCCGAACTGGTCGAGGCGATCAGCCGTGAGGTAGAGCAGCGCATGGGCGACTTTGCCGCCGATGCGGATTTTGATGTTATTTTGGAGGCCAACTGAGGAGGAGGATATGTTGAAAAAGAAAGAAGAATTGAAAAATCGCAAAGGATTGACCTGGAAGGACTGCTCGACCTGTCTCAATTTTGTCGAGCGGTTCGAGGGCTGCGGAACAGGGATGTTGCCCAGCAAGATGGGTCGCTGTCGGGAGATAGGTCTGTCGCCGGGAAAACAATATAGAATCTTGCCAAAATATATTTGCGACGCTCACAAAGCAAACCCGAAATATCATCAGGGAGGGGTCTGAAAATGTCAGATAAACCACCAACCAGCACAGTCATTTGGCGGCCGATACAAACCCGATGCGATTATAGACCGGATGCCGAGTCGGAAATTCTTATCTATGACGGCGTGCTGGATGACGTAGTCAAGGGATATGTCGATGTAGACAGCGACGGTGAAACCCTTATCTGGATCGACCAGACCACCGGCGATCCGTTACCTGATCCTCAGTTTTGGGCGGATGTACCTTTCCCTGGGGAATGATTCTGTGAATAAAAATTACGAGATTCTTTTGTGTGACTGCCACTACTCCGAACCACCCTGTCTATTCTGCTGTTCGGATCCGCTAGTGGTGGTTGGTAAACGTACCATGAGAAAAAGTGAAGCTATCTCGATGCAAAAACAAAAGGAGAACAACATGAAAAAAGAAAGCAATCCGCCGCCACCAGTGGATGAAAGACTTCACGGAAGAGTAGCTGTGTCATTGTCTGAAATAAAGCGCGCCTTCACCGAATGGGACCGCCGCTACCGGGAGGAGCCAGAGCGCTTCATGTCCGAGGCCCAGCACTTGCTGAAAGAGACTCCCGAAACCTACGGCGACGCCTGCGCCCCGTACTTCATGCAGTTGGTTAACGAAGTTAAATCCGGAAAAATTGCCTAATTCTCCATGCCAAACCCGACCCCCTCCCACGATATCCGCACCTCCAGCACCATCCGCCTGCGCACCGCGCCTGCCTGGCTGCCGGAGAAGTTTCGCCGCCGACCGGAACGGATACGTATCCACTTCTCTCCTTCCCCGGGAGAGAAGCGGTTCTTCCGGTGTAAAAAGATCGTCGCCCCGTCGGTCTGGGCTCCGAAAAACCGTACGGTCACCTATGGTCCGCTCTCCGGATCGCGTTGGGACAACTCTTTCATGCCGCACATGCGCGGCATCATGGACGCCAGTTTTTTCCCGTCGGTGCGCTATATCGGCAATATCAAAGCCCCGCAGACAGGCAGTAGCGCCGGGGCCGAAACCATTCTCGGTTATATTGCCGACATGCAGCCGGGTCCTGCCTTCATCGTCTATCCGGACCGCGATACCAGTTCCAAGCGGTCGACCGACTACCTTCAGCCGATGTTTTTGAAATCGCCGCGGCTGCGAGCCCTGCTCACAGGGTTTTCGGACGATATGGCCAGCCTGCGCATCAAGCTGCAGACCATGTTGATCTACATGGGCTGGGCCGGATCTGTAACCTCGCTCGGTAATATTTCCGCCCGGTACCTGTTTGGCGATGAGATTGACAAATGGCCGCGCCAAGCCAGTAAAAAAGAGGCCAACACCCTGAAGCTCTTCTTCCAGCGATTCCGGGCCTACAAGTACGGCGGCAAATGCTGGCTGATCTCCNCCCCGTCCGATATCGAAGGGCCGATCTGGAAGTATATGACAGAAGAGGCCCAGGTGGTTTTCGAATACCACATTCCTTGTCCGGACTGTGGATCCCGGCACAAAATGAGCGACAAGCATATCCGCTTCGGTGAGGAGCGCGATCCGCAGGTGATCGAGGAAACCGACATCGCCCGTTACATCTTCCCCTGCTGCGGCAGCGTTGCCGACGATCGCATCCGGATCAAGGCGCTGCAGCACGGCACCTGGCACGCCCGGGGTAGAAAGAAAGGCGAGGAGGACGGCCGCGAGCTCTTCACCTATCTGCGTGAGGAAAAGCCGGTGAAGATTTGTTTTCATTCGCCGGCATGGATCTCGCCCCTGGTCAGTCACGCCGAAATCGCCGCCGCCTTTCTCCGCGGCCTGAAGGATCCGGCGGAGATGCACTATTACGACAACCAGATCAAAGCCGAAGCCCACATCCCTTATCGCCAGAACCGCAAGGAAGACACCATCCTCGCCCTGCGGGATGACAGGCCGGAAGGGTTGGTCCCGGGTGGCGGCAAGGTCGCCGCCCTGGTGGCCGGAGTCGACACCCAGGACGAGTCGTTTCTTTTCTCGATCCGGGCTTTCGGCTGGGGATTGAAACAAGAGAGCTGGCAGATCCGCCATGGCGAGGTCGATTCCTTCGCCGCTCTCGAGGAGATTTTGTTCGAGCATTCCTACCGCGATGCCGAAGGCCTTTACTATCCGGTCCACCTGGTGGCCATTGACACCGGCGGGCACCGGACCAGCGAAGTGTACGACTGGGTCCGCCGTCATCCGGGCCGAGTGGTCGCCTATAAAGGCGCATCGGGCCGCAAGAACAGCCCGAAGTCGAAAACCATCATCGATCATTACCCAGGGACCAAGATCCCGATTCCGGGAGGCCTCGAGTTGTGGGTCTGTGATTCTCACTACTATAAGGACCAGCTCGCCGGAAAGCTCCGCATAAAGCATGACGATCCCGGTGCGTATCATCTCTATGCCTCCACCACCGAGGAGTACGCCCGGCAGATGTGTGTTGAGTATATCGACAACCGAAGGCTTTGGCAGTGCCCGAACGGCAAGGCCAATCACTACTGGGACTGCGGGGTCTTGGAACTGATCGCCGCCGAAATGTTGAACCTGAAATATCTGAAAAATGAAGAAGGGGAAGAGTGAAATGGCCAGACCAAGCGTAACAAGGATTGCCCAGGTCAAGGAGCAGGCGGCTGCAGGAGTCGACTATTCCCCCCGCCTCGGCGCCCGTTGTCCGTGGTGCGGCAAGCGTGCCCGGATTTATGCCACCCAGCCCTGGATCGAACTGACCAGGATCAGGTATCACCGTTGCGAGAACGGCAACTGTGTCCTGGCGGCGACGGGGATCAGTATAAAGTCGATCGAGGNGGATGGATGAAACCGGAAAAGAAGCTCCAGCGACGTTGTCCGATATCCCGCAAAAATCCGAACGCCTGCACGTATCCGCCTTTTCGTGAATCATGCGCCGCCTTTCGAACAACATTTCAACTGAAAACCGGCAAGTCGCTCGATTACTGCGGCGAAAGCTGCATTCCGGCCAAGCCGCCGGAACCGGTAATTTTAAAACAACCTTCAACAGACAAAAGGAAAAGAATCATGGGATCCAGTAAAAAAACCATTGGGGAATGCGACTCATGCGGTCAACCGCAAAAGAGCCTGGTTAAACATTTTGATGAGGATGTCTATTCCATGTGCATGCCGATGAGGGTTGTCGCGCGGAACCACCCTAAGGCGGTCCTTGCCGCTTTGCGGAAGTTCGGCAACTTGCCGAAAGAAACAGCGGTCATCGACAAGCAGTTACAAGAAGAGGTCGCCGGGCTCAAAGAGGAACTCGCCCAATATATGGCAATTGTCCAGGAGTATAAAGAGAGGCCGGAAGTCGATCTTCATGAGGTTCAAAAAGAACTCCAGGAAACCAAGGACAGCTATCAAGCGGTATACCGTGAGGTATCGGCCGAGCTGGGTTATGCCCCCGCCACCGACTTCAATATCGCTACCGAAGTCAGTATTCTCAAGCAGGAAAACGACCGACTCCGCGAGCAGCTCACCGAACTCTCTCGGTCCGTGGTGCAAGGTGGTGTGCATATTGTGGTTGAGGAGCGCCGTATCCCTGGAGAAAATACATCCCCAATTATGAGGGTAAGTGGTGATGACGAGGCCAATATTCGCCTTCATGGTGGTTACCTCCTGATGCAGCGCGATAATGCAATATTGGACATCGCCCTGGACTGTCTCGCCGGCAAAATCACCGGCCTTGATGTCGAGCGTCTGCAGGCGTTGCGATGAAGAGAATGGCTTCATGCTGACTATAGAGTAATTTCCCGGTCAAAAAACAGAGAGGATCGAATATGCCCATAAATGAAAATTTTATTACCCAGGGAGTTGTCGACGTCATTAATGAGAGAAAAAGACAGGAGCTGCAGGAGGGGNGGACAGACCTCCACGATGACGCTCTTGACGACGGTGTTCTGGCTGGAGCGGGAGCCTCCTATGCTATGAACGCCGCCTCGCAGCTGCATCCGCAGACCCAGTTACCGCTAGATGAAATTCCTCCCTGGTGGCAGTTGTCAAGGTCCTGGTGGAAACCGAAGAGCCCGAGAGAAGATCTGGTCAAAGCCGCTGCCTTGATTATCGCCGAAATAGATAAAATAGACAGATCCGGTGCAAGCGACCATGAAGCTGGCTTAATCAAGTCGTTTATCGGCGATTTTTTGGAGACCAAATNCCCCGACAATCCGCAGATTGATGTTTCTCTCTCTGAGGCATACACGGCACTAACCGAGTTTTGTAAAAATCACTCATCTGCCTATATCCCTTCGATGACAACGTTTCGTTATTGGCTGGTGGCAAGAAACATCAAGTGCTTAAGGAGAGGCGGGATAATGAGGCTTTGTGGGAAGGNTCTCAGAAAAAAAGCCAAGGGGAGGGAGCACCATGGATGATGAATTCGACAAAACGCGCACCGGCACCGGCACGGCCGAGTGGGCGGAATACAAGATCAACATCTCCCGTGGCTGCATCAACAACTGTCTCTATTGCTACGCGGCGGCGATGGCTAAAAGGTTCGGCTGGCGGGACCGTAACAAATGGCAAGTCGAGGAGTTGAACAAGCAGGCGGAAAGAAAACGGTTTCCCGAACTGGAGGGGGTTGTGATGTTTCCAACTTCGCATGACATTACCCTGTTCAACCTTGAGGCATGTGTGCGGGTGGCCGGGCTGATCCTCGCTGCCGGCAACAAGTTGCTTATCGTCTCCAAACCGCGACTTTCCTGTATAGAAAGGCTGTGTCATGAGTTTGAAAAATACAAAGAACAGATTCTCTTCCGCTTCACCATAGGCACCATGCACGAAGAGGTTTCGAGGAGTTGGGAGCCAGGAGCTCCTCTGCCGATCGAGCGGATGGCAAGCCTGACTCATGCACACAACGAAGGGTTCCGTACCTCCGTTTCTATTGAGCCGATACTGGGAGGTACCTTCACTGCTGCCGAAGTTGTCTGGCGGGTCCGGCCTTTTGTCACTGATACTGTCTGGGTTGGAAAAATGAATCAACCGCGCCGGCGGGTCGACATGTCCGTCCCGGACAATATCCGGTTGGTCAAAGAAATAGAGTCCCTGCAGGATGACGAATCAATCATCCATCTTTTTCGCACGCTCGAGCACATTGAACAGATCCGCTGGAAGGACAGTATCCGGGAGGTGTTGGTCAAACATGGATATCTTAAAGTTTCCCAATAAAAGGGAAATAGGGCTTTTTTGATGACGACCCGGATATGGATATTTGCCTGGATATTTTGTCAGGCGGGTGGCACCGGCAAAAAATAAATTATCAGTGTAGAAATCGTCTCCTGAAAAACAACTCCATATAATTAGCAAATCCTGTGCCAGTGCACAAACCCGTTTACTACCAGTAGTAATATACTACTGGTAGTATAGGCTCCCTTCTCACACCACATTTTTTCGCTTACCCTCTCGTCATTCAAGCAGTTTCGTTTTTTTAAAAACAAACTCACAACGAGGCTTAGCGAATGTCGGCTACACTCACCATGCTGAAAGAGCGGTTGGCTCTTTATCTGTCCGCAGAAAAAATCGTCCTCGAAGGCAATCAGAGCTGGTCAAGTCCGGACGGGATGAACTACACCAGGGCCAATATCAACGCCCTGCAGCGGGAGATATCCGCCATCCGTCAGGAGATCGCCTATTTTGAGGGCTCAGGCTCTACCGCCCAGCAGTTTGTCTTCGGTGGGAGGGGCTGAGCATGAGCGGGCGCGATACCAATAAAAGCCTCTCGCAAAAATTCTATGACCGCTACACCTCGCTGATCGGCGGGGCCATCTCATTGTTATCTCCAGCAAGGGCGGCGGGCTTTGTCTATGGCCGGCAGATGTACCGAACCTTTGCCGCCGGCACCACGCTTGATGCCGACAAGAATTTCCGGCCCCGGCTGCGGTCAGGCGATGCCGAAGTAAAGCGAGCCTACAAGCTGGTTGCCGCCCGCTGCCGGGATCAGGCCGAGAACAACTCGCTCATCTCCGGGGCGCTCGACCGAATCGGCAACAACGTGGTGCGCTCCGGCATCATGCCGAAATTCAAGTTCCGCACCAGGGATGGCAAGCTCGACCGCGAGGTTAACAAGAACTGGCGAACGGGCTTTCTCCGCTGGGCCCGCTACTGTGATTCAACCGGTCATGATTCCTACGGTGCGCTGCAGCGGCTCGGCCTCCGTCATATGTGGTCGGACGGCCAGTATTTCATCCACCGGACTTGGGACACTTCCCGCCCTGGCATCGTGCCTTTACGCCTCGAGTTCCTCGAGTTCGATCAGCTGGACGCCCTGGTTGACGGAGTTCTGGCCAACGGCAATATCGCTCGGAAAGGTATCGAGCATGATGCCGCAACCGGCCGGCCTCTCTTTTACCATATCCTCGATCATCATCCGGGCGACTACCTCGCCCTGGGGCGACGCTCCACTTCCAGGAGGATCCCGGCAGCCGACATCATTCATGTCTGGGATCGCCGCCGGATCAGTCAGTATTCCGGTATCGCCTGGATGGTCGCGGTGGTGATGGAAGCCTACCGGATGGAGGACTTCAGGCATATTACCCAGGACGCGGCCCGCCTGCAGGCGACCTTTGCAGCCTTTTTGAAATCGGCCTTTCCCGGTTTTCAGCTCGGCGGCGGGCTGTCCTTCGGCGGTCAGTCGGCACCGATCAAACCGGGCGAGACCGGTGTAACCCAGGCCCCGACCGAAATCAAGTCCGGCATCATCCAGGGCTTGCCGACGGGCACCGATATTACCTTCGCCTCGCCCAGCCAGCCGGGCAACTACTACGAACCGTTTGTGAAAGACAGCCAACGCTGGCAGTCGGCGGGACTCGGCATGTCCTTTGAGGCCTACACCAACAACTACACCGATGCAAGTTATGCCTCGTCCAGGTCCGGCTCACTCGAGGAGCGGCTCAGCTACCGATCACAACAGCAATTCACTGAAGAGCAGGTCAACCGGCGGGTGCTCGCCTGGTATATCGAGGCCGCCTATCTGTCGGGCCTTGCCCCGGTGAAGATGCCGAACTACGCGAAAGACCCGGACTTCTACCATGAGCTCGCCGAAGGGCAGTTTCCGGGCTGGGGCTGGGTCGATCCGTCCAACGACGCCAACGCAGCCGAAAAGCTCATCGATCTCGATATCGACACCCGCCGAAACCAGGCCTCGCAGCGCGGTAACGACTGGGATGAGATTATCGACGAACTGAACGAAGAAGAAGACAGTCTCATTGAACTGGCGGAAAAGAAAGCCCGCCGCAAATCCTTGGAAGGACAGAGCAATGTCAATCAATAACCGTGGAAAGATCCAGGGCGAAATCGAAAGCATCCTCCGGGCGGCCGGGATCCATCCCGGAATGTGGGCAAGAGCTGCCACCGGTAAACGTGCCGCCGCCTCCGAGGCCGGCGGCTTCGACTGGATCCTCACCACCGAGAAACCGGCGGTTGTCTGGGACTGGGAACGGTGGGACTTTGTCGAGGAGATCCTGCTTGCCGACGGCATGCTGGTCCCGGCCAACGGCCAGGTGGTTCTTCTGGACTGTCATAACCGTAATTCGGTGAAAGACGTTCTTGGTCATGTCCGGGATTTTGCCGAGGCCAAGGTCGGCGAATTCCCCGCCCGCACCGGCCAGGTCTTCTTTGCCGATGATCCGGACAGCCAAGCCGCCCGGGCAAAGGTCGAGGGCAACCATATCACCGACGGGTCCGTCGGCTATCAGATTTTGAAATCAGTCTGGGTCGAGGAAGGCAGCGAGGTCGGGATCGGCGGCCGGATTTTCGCCGGCCCGGTCCGGGTTACCTACCAGTGGTCGCTGAAGGAATTTTCCATTACCCCGATCGGGGCAGACGTACTCGCAAAAGTCAGGCTACTCTGCGGCGCATAGACCGCTTCAAAAACAACATCCGCACAAGGAGACTTCAGGATGAACAAAAAAATGAGAAAATGGCTAGAGGCCAACGGGCTCCGCGCCGACGCAACAGAGCTGGAAGCGTGGGAACTTTACGACAAGCTGAAGGGTGAAGGGATCGAGTTGATCGGTGTCGAGCCTGGTAAGCGGTCTGCCGCTGCCGGCAATCCGGCTCAAGGAGATCGCGGTAATCAGGATGACGGCGGCGAAGTTCCCGCCACCCGCACCGAGACGGATCCCGGGCTCCAGGCGCAGATCGATGCCGCCGTAGTTCGCGGGATGGTGGCCGAGGCCAACCGCCGCAACGCGGTCCAGGATCTGATCGTCGTTGCCGGACTTGGCGATCATGATGGCGGCACCTTCGCCCGCCAGCTTCTCGACAATCCGCAGATCGATGTCAACCGGGCTTCGAATCTCATCCTCACAGAGCTGCAGAAGCGTAATCCGCCGATCGGTTCAGGCGCCCATGTCGGCCGCGAGGCTGGCGAGAAACTGCGGGATGCGATCACCGACGGCCTGCTCATGCGCTCCGGCCATCGCCTTGCAAAGCCTGCCGACGGAGCAAAAGAGTTTCGAGGCCGCGCCCTGATCGAGATCTGCCGCGAGCTGCTCGAACTGAACGGAGTTTCCTGCCGCGGCCTGTCGCGGATGGAGATCGCCGGCCGGGCGCTTGCCGCCGGATCCACTTCCGATCTGCCGTTTATCTTCTCCAGCGTGGTGAACAAAAACCTTCTCCAGGCCTATAACGAATGGNCGGATACCTGGCGGCCCTGGGTGGCCATTACCGGCGCCATGGACTTCAAGGAGATCCACGCCATCAAGTTGTCCGGTTCCCCCGACCTGAAAGGCATGAATGAAAACGGCGAATACCAGACCGCCTTTTTCAGCGACGCCCAGGAGAGCTACCGGGTTATCACCAAGGGAATCAAGGTGCCCTTCACCCGGCAGATGATCATCAACGACGACACCAGGGCTCTTACTCGTATCCCCCAACTCTTCGGCACTTCGGCCAAAAGGATGGAGGCGGATGCGGTTTACTCGCTGCTCACGGCCAACGGCGCGATGAGCGAC